TCCATGAAGCCAGTGACGCCATCATCGATAACATCCTTCGGTCCATCACATGGGAATGCTGCAACTGGTGTTCCGCATGCCATTGCTTCAATCATGACGATACCGAAAGTTTCCCAACGAGAAGGGAACACAAACACGTCAGCATTGGCATAGTACTCAGCTAATGCTTTACCTGTTTTGAAACCAGTGAAGATTACATCAGGGTATTGTTTCTTGTATGTCTCAAGCATCGGTCCATCGCCTACCATAATTTTGGTGGCACCTGGATATTCCATTTCAAAAAATTGTTCAAGATTCTTTTCTTTGCTGACACGTGATACGCATAGTAGGATAGGTTTCTTCGCATCAGTTTCAGTGCGATAAGATGGGTTGAAGATTTCTCTGTCAACACCACGAGTCCATGGAATAACTTCACCACCGAACCCATGCGCCTGTAAATCTTTGACCATCGTTTCGGTGGTGGTCAATACTTTACCGCTATGCTTATGAAACCAACGAACAAACTTCCATGTTAAAGGTTCAGGAATGCCAAAAAGTTTAGCAAGTCCTTCTGGAAATTTAGTATGATAAGCAGTATTGTACCTAATGCCATGTTTGTCACAATATTGTCTAACACGCAAACCAAGCCAACCCTCTGTGGCGATGTGGATATAAGTCGGATTGATCTCCTCAAGTATCTTGCCCACATTCCATGCAAGGGCAATCTTGACTTCGTTGTAGCCAGGACAATCAACATAGCGGAACCTCCTGGGATCAAGATATACAACAGTATAGTCGTCCAGAACCGCACATGCCTCAATGTTCTTGTAAGTCGTGACAACGCCATTTATTTGATCAGGTAAGTTGTCTGTAACAATTAAAATCTTTGTCATGAAACAGCTTGTGTTTTCTTATGCTTAAGAGACTTTCTCAGAGACATCAACCACAATTTCTTTTCTTTGTTCTTGTTGCCCTTGAGTATTGCTCGATACATCTTCTTGATTATTTTCTGTACCTTCATCATCTTTCTCCCTTGTCCATGTTACTATTTCCCAGCGACCATCAAAGTGCTCAACTAAAGCAGTACACGACTCGACCCAGTCACCATCATTCATATAAGTTACACCATCAATCTCTTTTATCTCAGCATGATGGATGTGTCCACAGATGACACCGTCAAAGCCACGTTTCTTACAGTATTTTGCAAGATTGGTCTCAAACTGAAACATAAAGTCAGATGCTTTCTTCACTTTATGCTTTAGATATTTAGATAAAGACCAGTAACCAAACCCTAGCTTATGTCTGACCCAGTTGAATCTTGAATTCCAGTCAAGTACCAGATCATACAACTTGTCACCTAGAAAGGCAAGCCATGGAGCGAGGCGAGTGATGCCATCGAACAAATCTCCATGTGTGACTAGATATCGTTTACCGTCAACACCGACATGTTCTGTTTGGTTTTTTATTTCAACTAGACCGAAAGAAAATCCGTAAGGGATCATCGGTCTTAAGAATTCATCATGATTACCTGCAACGTAGATTACCTTAGTGCCACGTTTGGCATGACCCAACACTCTTCGTACTACATTAGTGTGAGTTTGTTTCCACTTCCATTTGTTCTGCTGTATCTTCCATGCATCAATAATGTCACCGACAAGATACAAAGTCTCACAGGAGTTATGCTTCAGGAAGTTGTTTAACTTGTTTGCTTGACAATCACGAGTGCCTAAGTGAACGTCACTTATAAAAATCGTGCGATAGTTCATTACGGTTTCAACTCGCCACGTTCTATCAAAATCTTTTTATTAGCCTGATGTTCTGCTTGTGTCAAGTCTTTGTTTTCACCTTGGTATGGCACTGCGTAGTTGTTTTGGATTAGCCAGTCATTGACACGAGTGCCATCTTCAAGAATAAAGACGCCAAGGATTCTTCCAAACTTATCATCGTTGCTGTCAGGTTTTTGCGTTTCAATAATTTGCCATGAACCCACAGGTAGTTTCTCTGCTAATTTCTTTTTAGAAAGTTGACCACGAACCTTTTCTTCTGCAATAGAAGTTCTTGATTCTGGTGTATCAACACCAGCCATACGCACTCTTTGATTAGCGAGGACAATTTTAAAACCTAAGTCTAAATCAATGTCAACTGTATCACCATCAAGAACTTTAAGAATTTTACATTTGTATTGATACATAACTTACCTTTATTTAATTTCTACATCCATATATTTTACAGTATTCAATGAGTTCATAAGCTCCCCATGCGATACCGATTACTGTTACTACGATTAACAAGACTGCCACACCCATCTCTATCGCTTCATTTATTTCTCTCTTACGTCTTATGGCAGCTTCTTTTTCTCTTCGTATCTCATGGGCTGCGTCGGCATCCATTTGAGCAGCACGATTTTTAATTTTATTCCACACGTCTATTTTACCGCATGTCATAAACAACATCTGTAGATCACGCTCAAACTGTGCTGCCTGTTCTAATGCCAACTCAATTTCAATTGCAGCCGCCATATTAGATTTGTTTCCACTATTCTTAGCCTGCACTGCTGCTTTTGTGGCATTGCTCTTGGCATCAAAGTATTTACCCAGAACTGGTCCGAGTGAAGAAACATCATCTACAGTTTTTGACACCTTTTTAATTAATGCTACGGCTGATTGTATACCAGCCAGTGCTGTGATTGGGTCGATCATTTCTTTTTTTCTTTCTTATATGATTCTTTCTCACGCCATTCTAAGCATATCACTTTACGATTGTATACATCACCTGTCCATGTCCAACGAACACACTCTACCTTAGATGCTTCTACTGGATTATTAAGTAACAGTAGAAGCAGTAAGTATTTCATATCATAATACCAACCAATATCCCTGAGCCATGATTAGGGCAGCAATACCACCCACACCAATACTCGCCCAGTACATACGATTGTTAACTGCAAGAATAGATGCTGACAATAGAACAATAGCCAACTGGAACAGCATACCTGAGAAGGTTAGCCATGGACCATGTGCTCTTGCTGCTTCACGTTCTGCTTCTTGTGCACGTGCCTTTGCAAGTAACTCTTTCTTACCCTCACCAGTTGCTGGCTCAGATTCGTAGCGATCGATCTTTGCAGACAATTTAGCAATACGCTCTTTGTCGCCAGTCTTCTTAGCTTCTTCCAACTGCCCTTCAGTAATAGATTGCTTAATAGACTTAGACTGATAGAAGCCATAAGTGTTAGATGCTTGCAGTAACTTAGTTTGAGCAGTACCGCTAAAGTTATTAGCTAGGTATGTGTTACCAGCTAGGAACAAAGCCATGATAACGATAACGAAACCTGCTTTGTCTTTAATTTGTGCTTCACGTTCGCTACGTGACAATGGTTTTTCTTCTGCCATGTTGGCTCCTTATTATTTTTATTATCGTCCAACGTATACCTGCGGTAACGCTTCTCTTCTTCTCTGTTCCTCCGTTTTCGGCATCCACTCATTGCCGTATTGGGGATACATTTCTTGTCGGGATTTAATTACTAACATCATCATAAAAAAGAAAGAGAAAATGCAAAACATAACAGCAACACCCCACATAGCTTGCTCAGTCATTTGTCTTTTTCTTGCTGCTCTACGCTTTTCATCTGCAGCGTTTTTCTGCATTTGTCTGGCGATAAGAGCACTTTGCTCCTTACCCATCTGCTTCATCATGTCTTCAACTTCAGTGTAAAGAGCACCTAACTCAGCTGGGCATTGGTATACCATTAACTCACGTAACTCTGTACTCATTTGTTCTAGTTGCTTACGCATCAGAACACGTTGTAACGCACGTTTACCTAGCGATGCATCGCCAGTATATATTTCATTCTTAGCACGTCTTTCTTCCTCATCAAATACAGCCATGCATTTGTAGAAGTTATCATAGTAAGTGCCTAAGTGATTGCCGATCTCTGCATAGATGCCAGTATGCTCATTAGAGTTGGCTTTCTTATTTAAGGATATTACCTCATTCTTTTCACGAATGTATTGATTGCGTTGCTCAACAGTGGCAGGTTTATCTGGTGGATGTAGTTTATTAAACTGACTTTCCAGATCTTTAAGGACATCCTTAACATCACCCGCAGCACCCTTGATATCTTTGTATAACTTACAACCAGCTTTAACAGCAGAAACTGCACCGTTGGCTAACGCAAAGAGGGTTAACGGATCCATAGTTCCCCTTTGTTATTCTTTTTATGGGTTGCCTCATAGTTATGAATAACAAAGGGAGATTGCCATCTATCAATTCAAATTACTTAAACCTTTCAGGTCTTCCATGTCTTGGAGACTTAACGATCTCTTTAACATCAGAAGAAATAGTGAATTCTTCACCTAGTTCAGATTCTTTTGGATTTGTTTCTTGTGTGGTGTTTGGTGTTGAAACAACTTCCTGCACTTTATTTAGGAAAGATGCCGTTTCAGGAGGGGTTGGGGTACGATTAAATAGCTCTGGTGACCACTCTTCTTTAGGTTCATCCTTTGGTTCTTCATACGTTGTAGTGGTAGTAGAAGTCCAAGTGGTTACATGTGATTCAGGAACAGTAACTTCGGTGAACTGGGTTAAGTCTACTGCTGGTTCTGATGTTGGTGGAGGTGGAACTACAATATGGGTCTTGGGGCTAATGAAAGACTTAACCTTCGGGATAGATCCGATATTGATATCTGGTGGTTGATTCCTCAGTTCTTCCATTCGCACTTCACGATTGTATGCGATTAGCATTAGAACAGCCAATGGATCGAACACAAGAACAATCATAATGATGACGATACGGACTGCTTTCTCTAACATACCTTCATCAGTATTGTCGTACAGTAATGCTGCGATATACTTGATTGGTCCAACCTCAGCCTCAACCTTACGGACTTCAGCTGCAATAGGAGCACGTTCTTCGTTTAGTTTGGCGATCTCTTTTTGGGCACTTCCAATTTCTGATAAGAGGGTTGCTCGTTCTTTTTGTTGCTGTCTACGGATAACAACGGCACGTTCAGCACCTTTGGTATCATCACTTCTTGAAAGAGTTTGATCGACTTGAGCGTCCATTTGTTGGATGGCTTTGCGTGACGTGTCAACGTTGTCTTTTTGTGTCTTGATTTTCTCATCTATTAAATTCAGTTTAGAGGCAACATCGCCTGATGGGATTGCCTGATCCAAGTGAGCCTTCGACAGATAGCCGAAAATGCCCATACTTGTGAGCAGCATTAGAATGACCAATGCTGTAGTGAAGTAGGTCTTCATCAAAACTGGAATCTCTTTCCAGTTTCTATACAACCAAGACGCTACTACAAGTTTTGATGCTTCCAATGTGCCACCCATGATCATAATGGGAATGGCTGACGCAGCGAAAATCGCCATCAGACCAGCTACTGCATAGTAAGCTGCGATGGCAGATAAGGTTAACGCTGTCGTTAATAGTAAGTATGTCATCATAATTTATTTTTTATGTGAGAACCATGAACTCTAACAGATATCTGTCCGTTATAGTAATCATCTGTCTCCAATACCTTTCTTGTAAATTGTTCTCTGGCTTCTATGTATGAACACAAAGCCTTCGAGTTACAATAGTATAGAATCTCACGTTTGAAGCTATCCTTTCCGAGCGATTCTACATCCTTATTCAGTTCAATACTAGAACCATAGTAAGTCATCCAATCAGAATCAATTTTTGATCTGATCTTTTTTTTCTTCTTTGTTCCGTTTTTCAAAGTCACAGTCTTGTAACTGGTCTTTGAGAACTTCGATAATTTCTTACCGATGTACTGCCTACCTGAAATGAGGTTTGTGATGTTATACACAAACCCCACACAGTCTTCTGGTAATTCTTCTACGATTTGATCTTGATAAGTCCACATAATGGACTATTTATCAAACCCTTACGCAGCGAATTCCAGAAGTTGTTGCTCATTCATGGCACCGACTTTGCGTTTGATTTCATTACCATCATCGTCAAGCAACACCATGGTTGGAACACCACGAATACCGTAACGAATGGCAACTGCCTCATCAACTTCAATATCAATCTCTTGTACTGGCACTTTTAGTTTATCACCTGCGCCAGCAACAACCATTGTCATTGCTTTACATGGTCCACACCATGTAGCTTGAAATTTAAGAATCCTCATCTATGTCTTCCTCTTCAAAAATATCATGACCACAAACTGGACAGAACACCACGTCCTGATGTTTGTACTCATCACCCTTTAACTTAATATTACCTATTGCGCCACAGTCCTCGCACTCGAATGCTTTTGTAGTTGACATTATGCTGCCTTCCCCCATACGTCCTGCCAGTCACCCTTTAGTGCACCTTTGGCATAATCGGTTACACGGTTCTCAAAGAAGTTGCCATGAGTCGGGGCATTAATCATTTCCTCTACCCATGGTAGCGGATTGCGTTTAACTTTAAAAATTCCTTTAAGACCAAGGGAAATAAGCCTACGATCAGCAATGTAGCGAATATAGCGCTTAACGTCTTCAGGAGTAAGATCTGGCATGTCACCCATGCTGAAAGCAAGATCAATAAATTTATCTTCGAGGTCAACCATGCGCTCAGCGATTGTGTAGATTTTTCCTTTAAGATCATCATTCCAGATTTCCTTGTTCTCTTCAATATAAGTGCGGAATAGTTTGATCATGTTCTCGGCATGCTGAGTTTCATCAACGATAGACCAAGTAACGATCTGCCCCATACCCTTCATCATACCATGGCGTGGCATGTTCAATAACATAATAAACGAACTGAACAACTGCATACCTTCAGTAAACGCTGAGAATGCTGCGATGTTAGTTGCAACTGATTCAGTGGTTCCATTCTTGAGAGATAGATCCATGAAGTAGTCATGCTTCTCACGCATTTCTGTATATTCAAGGAATTCTGCATAGGTGCTATCTGGCATACCAACAGTTTCAATCAGGTGCGAGTATGCAGCCACATGCAATGCTTCACGTGCTGCGAAACCCAAGAGCATCATGCGCACTTCTGGTTGCTTGAAGTGTGGTAGGTAGTTCGTTACGTAACCACCAGCAACGTCAATGTCACCTTGTGTAAAGAAGCGGAAGATGTTAGTTAGAAAGTGCTTCTGACTTGGCGTCAGTTTGTTCTTCCAGTCCTTGACGTCTTCAGCCATCGGTACTTCAGTGTGCATCCAATGAGACTGCTCATGCTTTAGCCATGCTTCATATGCCCATGGATAATGGAAAGGTTTAAACGAACTACGTTCGTCTGTTAATTTTAGTTTTTCTTTCTTAACCATTTTGTTCTTTCTCTTTAAGTAAGTCGAGAAACACTTTGAATGCATCTTTGTGCATGTGAAATGTTGCAACTTCTTGATATTCTTTTTCTTCTTCGTCTGGTGTTTCCAGAATTTTAATCTGAGAAATTCCTACTACCTCATTGTCAACATCAATAACCATAAACTTATACTTAACATCTGCATACTCAAAGTCTTCTGTGCCATAATCTGCACCAAGTGAAGGAATCAATTCTTTTACGATAATCTCTTTCTCAATCATTAGTTTTCTCCAATGTAAAGGCAACCGTGCAACTTGGTGTTAGCGGTTGCAGTTCAAATTTATAGCGAGAAGGAATGTAAACCATATCACCCTTTCTCAACTCTTTCTTTAATTTAGCGTCACCTTCGAACACAGTCAAACCAGTACAGCCTTCAGACTGAAGTAAGAAGATGTCGTCACCTTCTGATGTATGCCCAGTGCCAGTTCTTGATAAGTACACCAACAACTGAGTAGAGGCAATCTTATTACGAAGGAACTCTTCTAACCCTTCAATGAAGGAATTGATCTCATGAATAGATTCTGCTTTCGGTAAAGTGAAAG